TTTATGCCCAATTGACTACACTAGACGGAGTGAAACAGGAAATCATCCAACGCAATAACCTGATTAGCTACTTTCAAGGCAATTATCAACCTTTTACAATTAACTCCAACTTCTTTCTGATTACAAGCTTATAAATTTATAAATGTAAAAAACACAGAATTAAGAGAACAATTAAAAACAAAAGATATACAAAGCCAAAGGAAACAAACTCAATCAAACTCTTAAGCAATATTTCAGATGAACTCAGAAATTGTAAAACTAACTCAAATTGAGGTCAACAGCGCAAACCCTCGCATCATATCTGATGACAAGTTCGCGAAGCTCGTAAACTCAATCCTCGTATTGCCCAAGATGTTGGAGATACGACCTATTGTTGTGGATGACACAATGGTTGCTCTCGGTGGGAATATGCGCTATCGTGCGCTTATGGCTATCGCTGATATGCAGCCCGAAGAACTGAAAGACCGCATAGCCACTGTGCGAAACTTTCAAAAGAAAACCCAAGCCGAGCAGGACGCACTTATAGGCTTTTGGGAGCGGTGGCAAGACAACCCGACCACATCTATCATCAAAGCGTCAGAGCTGACAGATGAAGAGAAGCAAGAGTTCATCATCAAGGATAATGTCGGCTTCGGAGAATGGGATATGGATATGCTCGCCAACGAATGGGATAGTGATGACCTGAACGATTGGGGCGTGGACGTGTGGAATGACAGCGATTGGAGCGACACCGCTTCGGGAGGTTCTGACGGCACACCTGCGGCTCAACCGCAATCTCTCAACGACACATTCATCATTCCACCGTTTTCTATCCTCGACAGCCGTCAGGGGTATTGGCAAACTCGAAAGAAGATGTGGCGTGGTATCATCGGGGATATGGGTCAGAGCCGACAGGGCAAGCTGATTCAGAGTATCGAAATGCAATACAAAGACCTCTACACCAAGACCGCAGAACACCGCAAGACCCTCGGCATATCATTCCGTGAATACCTCGAAAAATACGTGCCTGATGAAGTCAAGGAGAAAGAGAGCCAAAAGGTGCTGTCAACAGGCGTGTCGCTCTTCGACCCTGTGCTTTCTGAAATCCTTTGCAAGTGGTTCGCACCATACAAGGGAGCGTCAATCTTCGACTGCTTCGCAGGGGACACCCAAAAGGGGCTTGTGTTCGGAGAGTGCGGTTACACTTTCAAGGGTGTTGAGCTGCGTCAGGAGCAGGTTGACATCAACAACGAGGTCATCGCTGAGCGTAACCTGCCTATCTCCTATGTGTGCGATGACGGTCAGAACGTGGCGAATCACTTTGAGCCTGACAGTCAAGACCTCCTTTTCTCTTGCCCTCCATACTATGACCTTGAAAAGTATTCCGACCTCCCGAATGACGCTTCCAATCAGGGAACGTATGAAGAGTTCATTGAGATACTCGCCAATGCCTTCAAGGCGGCTTACAGCTGTCTGAAAGAGAACCGCTTCGCAGTCATTGTCATCGGGGATGTGCGCAACAGAAGCAACGGAGCATATTATGACTTTGGGGGCGACATAAAGCGCATATTCCGTGAATGTGGGGCGCATCTGTATAACGAGCTTATCCTGATTGAAATGTCCTCTTCGGTCGCTCTCCGAGCCAAGAAATATATGGAGAGCCGTAAGGTGGCAAAGATGCATCAGAATATCCTTGTATTCTTCAAGGGCGACCCAACAAAGATACGCACAGAGTTCCCTGACATTGAGCTGGACGAAGCAGAGAAAAATACTCTGTCTGACATCATCGAAAATTACCAACCCAAAGAAGAAGCAGACGATGCAGTTTCTGAATAACATACCCTCGGACTTTCGGCTGACGCAGTTTTTCAAACCGTTGTATGAGCTATATAGCGTCAAGACCCTGCCAAGCCGTCTGTCCGTTGACCCACACTTCGCTGCGGTGCTGAATATCGTTCACGCCAAGGCAAAACAGCCATTACTCACTCCTGACCCTGACAGCTGCGCACCGAAATTCGCAAAATTCGATGGAGCGTCATCTGTCAGCGGTCGGAAGTGTTTCATAGCATTTTCAGGCGGAAAAGACTGCCTTGCAACGGCTATCAGGGCAGAGCAAGAGGGTTACCGTCCAACGCTTGTGTACGTCAGTGGCGTAAACAAGTCCCTGCCGTCAGAGCGCAGACACGCCTTTGCAGTCGCCAACGCAATAGGCTATCCCATTCAGGAAATCAAGATTAACATCAGCGGAAACAAGGAATACAATGAACACCCACTGAAAAATATCCTGATACTCTGTCTGTTGATAGACCTCGGAGCGAAGCAGGGCGCAACGGCTTTTGGTCTCGGCAACATCTTCGAGGAAAACTCCACCCACGGAAGCCTTGACTATGACCTATCAGATAGCTTCGATATGATTAGGGCGTTCAACCGTTTTATGTCGAGGATTCTGTCAGGCTATCGGTATCTGACATACATTCACGATAACCTGCAATCCTTTTACACTGTCTATAAGCGCGACAAGAGCCTGATACCATTACTATCAACATGTATAACACCTGACTATCGCAAGCCGATGATACAGCGCAGCAATCAGGCTAAATTCGGCAAGGATTGTGTTCCTGACGGACGCTGCGGTTCTTGCTATAAATGCGCTGATGACTATCTCTTTCGCAGGGCTTTCGGTCTGACACGCCACAATCAGGCTTACGTTCAGAAGTGTATGGAAGCCAAAGCCAAGTTTGACCAAAACTATGTGATTGACGTGGCTTTCGACCGCAAGCAATGGAATAAGTATGGCGGCAAGGACACTGAAGAGGTTCAGGTGCTTTGCGATAGATGCGGATATTACATCGGTCGCCTGATTTATGACAGACAGCTATACCGTTGGTTCGTGTATCAGTGCTTCGGCAGCAAGCATTATGAGAGCCGAGCCTATGCCGAGAAAGTATGCAAACGATTTAAGCAATTATACCGATTATGAGTAAACCACAGAGAAAAAAGCAAGCACAGGCAAAAATCGCACGTCTTGAAATCGTGGCGAGCCTATATAAACGCTGTTTCAGCGTCAGACAGATACAAGCCGAGGTAATGAAGCGGCTTGACCTGAATACCTATTCCCTATCCACCGTCCACAAGGATATTCATACCCTGCTTGATGAGTGGAGGGAGAGCCGTATTGAAGACATAGACGCTGCATTACAGTTGGAACTGGAGCGCATCGACGATACCGTCAGAGAGTTATGGTCGCAATGGGAGAAATCCAAAGAGAATTATATCCGCACCTCAAAGACCCGCAGGGGTGCGCCAAAGACTGACAAGGAAACCAAAGAAACGAAGTTTGAAACCTTTGGCGTTGAAGATTATTCGACTAACGTTGTGGCACTCGGCAACCCTGCTTATATCTCTGAAATCAGGCAACAGCTCGCAGAGCGCAGAAAGCTGCTCGGCTTGTATGCACCTGAAAAGAAAGACATCAGGGGCGATGTGTCGTTCTCTCAATTCTTGATTGAGAGCGGTCTGATTGATGAAGCCGAAAAGCAAGCAAACCCTGAAACACCTTCAATTTAGCGCAGAAATAGCTCAATTTCGCGTTTTGTGTCTGAGTGGTATATTTTATCATCTGCCACATCAAACGACCCACAGAGAGCCTAAAAATGAGCCAATCATTCAACGATGAGGAAAAAGAAAGAGACAACACGATTGCAGAGGAGCGGAAAGCTGATGGTTGACCGCTGGAGAGCCGATTGGGTTCTCTTCGCACAGGAAGCCCTCGGTGTTACCCTTGACAGAGAGCAACAGGAAATACTGCGCTCCGTCCAACACAATAGGAGAACCTCCGTTGCGTCAGGCACGGCACGAGGGAAAGACTTCGTGGCGGCTTGCGCTGCTATGTGCTTTCTCTATCTCACTCCTCGTTGGCGGCTCAACAGCAGTGGCGAACCCGAACTTGCAGAGAACACAAAGGTTGCCCTGACCGCACCGACTGACCGTCAGGTGTTGAACATTATGATGCCTGAAATCAGTCGTCTGTTCAACAGAGCTAAATCAAGGGGTGTTGTGCTTCCTGGACGTTTGAACTCTTACAACATCAGAACAGACAACGAGGAATGGTTTCTGACAGGGTTCAAGGCTGATGACCATAACCACGAAGCGTGGTCAGGTTTCCACGCTGTACACACGATGTTTGTCGTTACCGAAGCCACAGGTATTGGCGATGATACATTTGCCGCTATTGAGGGTAACCTGCAAGGCGACAGCCGTATCTTGCTTGTGTTCAACCCTAACACCCCTGTCGGCTATGCGGCACGAAGCCAAAAGGGCGACCGTTGGCATAAGTTCCAACTTAACTCTCTGACAGCACCCAACGTGACAGAGAAACGCATTGTTATCCCAGGTCAGGTTGACTATGAGTGGGTGTGCGATAAGATTGAGCATTGGTGCATGCCCATATCAGCGTCAGAGCGTCAGGCTGAACTTGATGACTTTGAGTTTGAGGGTCAGTGGTATAGACCCGAAGACCTTTTCAGAAAGAAAGTGTTGGGTCTCTTCCCGAAAGTGGCTGATGACGTTCTGATACCTATGCAGTGGCTTGAATTGGCACACGAGCGTTGGCGACAGGCACACGGCAAAGAACCGCTGTCATCTGACCCACGAATACTCGGTGTTGACGTTGCAGGTATGGGACGAGACAGCACCTGCTATTGCGAAAGGAAAGGCTCTTGGGTCGCTCCTTTTTCTGTTCATAATAGTGGCGGTCAGGCTGACCATATGGCGGTGGCAGGTCAGATTGTTCATCGAAGAAAGTATGATTCGCAAATGTTTGTCAGCATTGATCCCATTGCCGAGGGTGCAGGTGTGTACAGC